AATCATTATAGTTTACAGAAATGGTCTTCCATTATTCAGGAATGCACTTCGAGTGGACTTCCAGTCAGACATTGGTGTCAACAAAACGACATCCTTGAGGGGAGTTATTACTACTGGTTAAGAAAAATACGCATAAAAACATTAGAGACCTTTCCAGCAGTCACAACAGGAAATACAATTCAGTCACTTCATCAGGAGAATACTGTTTTTGCTAGACTTTCAGTTCCTCAGAGAACTATGACTGCGGATGTTTCTCTGTCTGTAAATGGAATGGATATTGGATTCAATAACACTGCTACACCTGAATTAATCCATTCGGTATTTTTGGAGATAAAACAACTATGTTAGGTGATATCTCACGAGCTGAGCATATCTACCTTGCCTGTGGATATACGGATATGCGAAAATCAATAGATGGCCTGGCTGCTACAGTTCAACAGAACTTTAAGCTAGATCCTCTTTCCAATAGTCTATTCCTTTTTTGTGGAAGGAAATGCAACAGAATTAAAGTGCTCTATTGGGAAGGCGATGGTTTTGTTCTGATATACAAACGTTTGGAAAGTGGAAGCTTTCAATGGCCACGGACACAAGAGGAAGTATTGAAACTCTCACCACAAGAATTTCGATGGCTTCTCGAAGGTCTATCTATAAAACAACCGAAAGCTGTACGAAAAGTGAATCCCAAACAAGTACTATAAAGTGTCGAAAAGTCCTACATTTGCTGGATTTCTTGGCACTTTTGTGGTATAATAAGGATAGTAAATATATAAGGAAACTATCATTTATGGGAAACACAGATCAGGTTAAACTTCTTGAAAAACGCATCACAGAACTAGAAAAGGAAAACCTTATTCTTCAGGAAAAGGTTACTTTCCTGACCCGTAAACTCTATGGTAATAAATCAGAGCAGACATCATCTCTTGGTATTGAGGGACAGATGTCTATTTTTGATGAAGCCGAAACGCTTACGGATGCCAATGCTCCGGAACCGGATATAAACGAGGTTGCGTCCTATCGGCGTAAACGATTTCCAGGTCAGAGGGAAGAGCTATTAAAAGACATCCCTCACGAAAAAAAGCTCTGCACCCTTGCAGAAGAAGACCGTTTCTGTGAAAAATGTGGCAACTCTCTCTATTCGGTTGGAGAAGAATTCGTTCGTACCGAGATTGAATTTATACCTGCAAAAGTACGTGTCATTGATTACTATCGTGAAACATTTGAATGTCGTAACTGTAGGAAAAATGGAGAATCGTATATGGAGAAATCGCCAATGCCTGATCCAGTCATGCAGCATTCTTATGCATCTGCTTCTACAGTAGCATGGGTAATTCATCAGAAGTATGAGCTGGCAGTTCCGTTATACCGTCAGGAAAAAGAATGGGAGGCTCTTGGCGTAAGTTTAAGCCGTGCTACTATGTCAAACTGGATTATTACCTGTTACCGAGACTGGCTTTCACCAATCGTAAAGCTCTTGCATGAAAAACTTCTTACTCAGAATTATCTGCATATCGATGAGACGCCAGTGCAGGTACTGAATGAATCTGGGCGAAAGAATACCACGGATTCTTACATGTGGGTATACAGTTCTATTAAAAACTGTGAGCAGCCTGCTAGACTGTTTGAATATCAGCCGGGAAGAAGCGGGAAATATCCACAAGAATTTCTGAAAGACTATACTGGTTTTATCCATACGGATGCCTATAAAGGCTATGAAAAAGTGTCCGGTATCACCAGATGCCTTTGCTGGTCTCATTTGAGGCGATATTTTGTAGATGCCCTGCCAAAGGATATAAATAGCATGGAGGCAACGATTCCATCCCAGGCAATCGGATATATAAATAAGCTTTTCGAAATCGAAAAGAAACTAGAGATTCTTTCTCCAGAAGGGAGAAAAGAACAGCGTCTGATACAGGAAAAACCTGTCTTGGATGCCTTTTGGTTGTGGGTAGAGACCACTGCTACTGGAATTCTCCCGAAATCGAAATTAGGTCAGGCATTTCAATATGCTGCAAATCAGAAAGAAGGTTTGATGAATTATCTTCTTGATGGAAACTGTAGCATTTCCAATAACTTAGCCGAGAACAGCATCCGTCCATTTACCATAGGTCGGAAAAACTGGCTATTTTCCGGAAGCCCCAAAGGAGCAGAGGCCAGTGCAGGTGTATATACCTTGATTGAAACTGCGAAAGCAAATAGTCTCAATGCTTATAAATATATTCAGTTTATTTTAAGTGATATTCCTGGTACTGCTTTTCTTCAATATCCTGAATTTCTGGAAGATTACTTGCCATGGGATCCTATGATTCAAAAGAGATGTCGCTAATAGCCAACCTTTAAGAATAGCAGAAGGTTGGCTATTTTTATAGACACTGACTTATTTGACGGTTACGATAGGCATAAATAGTCTATCTCTTTTTTATGTCCGGAATGACACTAAACTATCACTACTCCGCTGGAGAATAACAGCAGAATCCCAATACCCGGAGAGCGGGAATAAAAATCTATGGAGGAATTTTAATTATGCAATGGTTATTAGATTTAATCGCGAAGCACACAAAGGACGGCATAATCGATACAGATGCCCTGACAAAGGAAGTTAATACAGAGTTTCCTAAGCATGCGGTACCGAAAGCCGACTTTAATACTCTCAATGAGCAACTAAAGACCGCGAATGGCACAATAGCAGATCTGAAAAAGAACAACACTGACAATGAGACTCTTCAAGGGACTATTAAGGATCATGAAAAAACCATAGCTGATCTGAAGACTGAAGGAGAGAAGACCCGAAAGGAATACGCTCTAAAGGATAAGCTCCGGGAACAGAACGTGACGGATCCGGATTATCTCATTTACAAACACGGCGGCATTGATAAGTTTAACTATGATAAGGATGGCAATCCCATAGGCCTTGAGGATAGCATTAAACCTTATAAAGAGTCGATGCCACATATCTTTAAGACAGATAAGCAGCAAACAAATTATAACCCTGCAGGGGGCGGTGGAGGTACCGGGAAGAATCCTTTCGCAAAGGATACTTTTAATCTCACAGAGCAGGGTAGATTGCTAAGAGACAATCCAGCGCAGGCTAAAGAACTAGCTGCAGCTGCTGGATACAAATTATAAGAAAAGGAGATTGTAAATTATGCCTGATATTACAAGAGTACAGGATGTTATTCAGCCGGAGGTATTCACCCCATATGCGATTAACAGAACAATGGAATTATCCGCTTTGATTCAGAGTGGAATTGCTGAAAACAGCACTGAATTTGATGATTTGGCGAGTGGGCCGAATTTAACTGCCAATATGCCTTTCTGGAATGATCTTGAGGGGGATTTGGAGATCATGGACGATAATGGAGAGTCTGAGCCAGGTAGCATCGGATCTGATAAGGACGTGGCGCGAAAACTTGGTTTTGTAAAGTCTTATGGCGCTAATGCTTTGGCGGCTATGCTATCTGGTGATGATCCCATGAAGGCAATTGCCGATTTGTTTGCTGCTTACTGGAACAGACAGTACCAAGGGGTGTTGTTGTCGACCATGGACGGCATCTTTGCCGCTGCAAATATGGCTGATAAAATCTATGACATTACGGGCAAATCAGGTGATGCAGCACTCATTAACGGTAAAAGCTTCCTGGATGCAAACCAGCTGATGGGAGATGCCAAAGACCTGTTAACCGGTATCATGATCCATAGTGCTACAGAAACTCATCTTGCGAAGAATGATCTGCTTGAGTACAGACAGGATTCTCAGGGATCTGTAAGAGTACCATACTTTATGAATAAGCGCGTTATCGTAGACGACAGCATGGCATTCGATACGACAACTGGCGCATCGGAAGGTTACTTATTTGGTGCTGGTGCTATTGCTTGGGGCAATGGGCATCATAAGGATATCAAGGAAACGGAGCTTGTAAGAAACGGCTTATCGCTGGCTGGCGAGGACATCCTTGTTAACAGACGATTATCTATCCTGCATCCTCGTGGTGTTAAATGGGTTGAGCCAGCTAATGGATTGGCTAAGAAATTCCCTAGTCTTACTGAGCTTGCAACAGGGACTCACTGGAATCGTGTATACGATGAGAAGAAGATCCGTGTCGTGAAGTTTATGTTCAAGATCAATTAAGGAGGATACATATGGGATTGTATGAAGAAAGAGTTAAACGGCTGCATGATCATGTTATAGCCCATGAGAAGAAAGTCGAAGATCCAAACGGCACAACAGAACTCACTAATAAGCAGATCATGGCCATGCTTGATGAAAAAGGCATCGAGTATGATAAGAAAGCTAATAATGCTACATTGTTAGCACTGCTTGAGAGTGTTTCTGGTGGCCAAAATAATTCTGAGGGCGCTGAGTAATCGGCGCCTTTATTAAGGAGCTGATATCATGCTAACAGTGCAATTAACAGTAAAGGTTAAAGAGAATCTAAAGCTTACCGGCGAAGAGAAAGACCTTATCATATCCGATGTGATCCAGGATGTATTGAACTACTGCAATCTGCCCGAGCTGCCGGCTGAGCTTGAACCATTCGTCCGGAAGAAAGTCCAAGGCATTATGAATTATGAGGCCGAGAACGGTACAGCCTCCGTATTTGACGTAAAGAGCATCAAAGAGGGTGACTCATCCATTACTTACAATGTGGACGAGAAAACCTCCAAGGAGACGATATACGGGCTGTCAGACCGGGACAAGGCGATGCTGAGAAGATTTAGGAGGCTGAGGAAATGAGTAGCCCATATGAACGGTTATGGAAAGATCGGATGGATATCTACCGGTACGAAAAGATTAAGGAGAACAATATTACTAAGTCAGGTGAAAAGCTGATAGATAGTGATGTTAAGTGTCATTACAGTGCAGGCTCTCTGGCTGATACCGGATCAGAGGTTCCTACACTGGTCAGCTCACATAAGCTTTTCTGTTCAGTTGGTAAGATCCAGGAAGGTGATAAGGTTATTGTTACTCAAGGAAACGGCAATAAGGTGACGTTAATTATTGGAGAAGGATTCCCCTACTCCAGTGGTATGCAACACAGCGTGAAGAGAGATGGTAAAGCATGAGTACGAGTTCGAGTAGCAACTACCGGCGCAACAAAGCTGCTATTGACCAGTACCGCAAAGAGCTTAAGAAGATGCTTGGTGACATATCTGAGATAGATATTAAGATCCTTAATCGGGCTGTCAATGAAGGCGTAAGGATTGCTAAAGAGCTTACTCCTGTAAGCGCTGGAGGATCAATAGTCGAGTTTGACACTGGAGATGGTACCCATGTTAGTTTTAAGCTTAGTAGTCCCCGAATAGGTGGATTTATGAGAAAAAGTTGGCGTGCTACACCTGCGGTGAAGGCTAAAGGTGGAGGAGCTAAAAAATCTATGACTAATAGCGCTGACTATTCCGAGTATGTAAATTATGGTCACCGAATTGTCCAGGGTAGGGTAAATAAGGGTTGGGTAGAAGGTCAATTTATGCTTGAGAAGGCTGTCTCCCATTCTGAAAAGGTGTTGAAGCAAGAATTTAAAAAAGAGACAGAAAGGGTGAACCGGGATCATGATAAATGAGATTATACAAGCAATTGCTAATAAGTTGGCGGATATTTATCCTGATCATGAAATCTATTCAGATGATGTTCCCCAGGATTTCTCCACGCCATCTTTTCTTATCGTTTTGGCCGACCACGATTACTCTAAGAGAATCCACGGAAACAGC